GTCATTGCGGGCGCAAAAACTATAAATATCAGCATTCGACATCTTAAAGGTGGTCTTGAGCTCATTGAAATACTTTTCACCTAGAACAGGCGACACATGCTCGAGCATGTACGTGTAGGAAGGACGTCTCTTGAAGTTGGTCAAATCTCGCTTCTGTACGATTGTACGCACATAGGCGCAATACCTAGCATAAATTGGGTCCATGTATGACCCAATGATTCAATGCGTAAGTTACTGGCACGAAGGGTTACCCGAGCCAGAGGTCGATGTGTACTTGCACTTCTTACCGCCCGAGCAGGCCGGTGTGCACGCAGACGCCGGGGCATCCTGACCAACTGTGAACGACTCGATGCGCAGCGTCCCCGTGAAGAACAGGCCAACGACAATCGCCAGAGCGAGCAGGATCCACTTTGTGCGTGACATGTGAGGCAGAGGAAGACGCATTTATAGGTCTATAGAGAAAAAAGGGACTGTTGCAGGAAACGATGGAACTTGGAACTGCTTGAACCGCAACAACTCCTTGCGTGGCACGGCATTCGTACAGAACCGTGCAATCGCCTTGTACAGGTCAAAGCCGTGGTACCGGTCATGGTTATCGTGGCTCTCACGATAGAGGACAGACGTTCCATCGGCACATGACATCCACGCCTTGAATGGCTCGAACAAGGGATGATCGTAGGCAAAGTCCGGGCCGCGAGGGAACATATCCCAGAACACCGAAGTGGCAAAGCGTGCAAGGTCAAAAGATGCATTCAGAGGGATGCGCGGCTTGTCGTGAACAAGGTACGGCTCAATATTGTACTGTCCACACGCCTCTTCGTCCGGATGGAACTGACTACTCACAAACGCACGGGGCTCTTTCATTCCCTGAACGCGGATTGAAACGGCAGCGCGATCAAAGTCGATAATCTTGATCAACTTTCCGTAGGTGGGAACCCGGTAGCACACCCCCGCATTCTTTGCATACACGAATTCATCCTCCGTGTTCACATACATCACATTGTTACCGTGGAGGTCGTTATGCGTGAAGCCAATTGTCCGTTGGGCATAGGCCAGTGCGAGAATAATCTGAACGACCCATGCGGTGTGATGCTGCGAGTCCTCGTCATTATCGAGGAGATCATAGAAACTCCCCGCGCATTTTTCCATCACTGTCGTGACAACGGGAACATCCTTGAACGTCACCCAGGCAAAGGATTCGTCGCATTCTTCCTCCTCCTCTTCAGCATCGTCTTGCTCTTCACACCCACACGATTCAATGTCAAACACATCTGACTTGGAGTCGTCAGATACGTCGTCGGATTCGTCATTGTCAATTGCATACTCTTCCGACTCAACGATGTCACCCGGTTGATCCGTAACCTCTTCGGCATCGACATCCTCAAACTCCAGGTCTGCAGTCTCTCCAAGCATAACCGATGCACGCTGACCACGCGTGTGTGTGAATGTGGAATCTGAAGGAGACTGGATGTTGAGCTCGAAGGTCTTGCCTAGGTTGTCGATAAACCACTTTCGTTCACAAATGTCTTCGTAATCGTCGGAAATGTCAAGGACGAAGGTCTTTGCCATACTGACAAGAACGCCATACACCTTGGGAAACAAGGGACACGATGCAAGGACTGAAGCGGTTAATGCGCCCACGTAGGCAGCCGTGTGCTGGTTCTGCAGGCGGTCGGAGATATCCTTTGCAACCTCGGACGATTTGGGGAGTCCCGGGTGTCCGTACTCACCCTTCATCGTCTTGAAGGGGCTCAAGATCATGGTTGTCTTCCGATGCACGTTAACCTCTTTTCCATCACGGGTCCAAATCGTATCTGGATTGGCGATATATTCGATTCCGTCAGGGTGCTTGATCCCAAACTCCTCCATAATAGCCCCGAGCTGTTCCGTCTTAAAAAGATGTTCAAGAGACGGGAAGAAAGGCTGGGGCTTTTGCAGTCCCCATACCTCTGTTTCCAGCTTCGGGAGTCGACCGAGCTTCAAGTCGACAGGGAGTGTCCGTAGATCCTTGCCCATTGTGTATCCAGAGGGGTTTGAGATGTCTTCGTTTTGACGAGACATGATTGACTGTGCCCGTAGAATAATGCGGATCTTTGCACTTTGGTGTGACTCGACACCGATTTCAAAAAATCGTCAAGCCGCAATCGACCTTCTTCGCACAGTTCCGGGAGTTCCACTCGAGCTCGTGACAGAATCCAACCTTTCCAACTACATTCTTCCCGACCACCCCTTGCACGAAGGATATCCGTACTTGACGGGAATTCATCGTTCGGATTATTTGCGGTGGTACTTGATGCATCATTATGGCGGTGGCTATGCCGACATTAAGAACCCCACGGGTTCATGGGTCGAAGCGTTTAAGGAAATGGACGATCCGGAGGTATGGATGAATGGATATCCCATTCCAGTTACTTCACACATTGGATGTTCAGAGAGCCGAGTGTATGGGTCAAAAATTCTTGGGAACGGATCGTTGATTTGCCGTCCCGGGACTCCGTACACGACAGAATGGGGCATCGAGCTTCACAAACGGATGGATGCTCTCCTTCCCTCGTTGCGCACAAGTCGCAGATCCATTGTACGTGATTGCCTCGAGTATGGAGGAGACTATCCCGTTCCGTGGTCGCATTTACTGGGTTCAATCACACACTCAATTCAGCCCAAGTACTTTGATCATTTCCGCTATACTGTGCCTCCGTGCAGTTTTTCGACTGATATTTATTGGTAACGAATAGACAATGAACTTCCAACTCCGGCAATTCAATATGGACATGATCAAGGATCGATGTGAAATCGATTCGCGCAAGAGTCCCATGATCGTCATTATCGGCAAGAAGGACACGGGCAAGTCCTTCTTGGTGCGCGATATTCTGTTTGAGACCCAGACGTGTTTTCCAGTCGGTACAGTCATTTCCGGCACAGAGGTGGCCAACGAATTCTTTCAACATATGGTCCCTTCGAAATTCATTCATGACAAGTACACCCCTCAAATCATTATGAACGTCATTAAGCGGCAAATGAATGTCAAGCAAAACCGGAATCGCGACAAGACGGTTCGTGGTGGAAGTTCTAGCATGGACCCGCGTGCATTCCTGATTCTCGACGACTGTTTGTATGACTCGACGTGGATCAAGGAGGAGTCGACCCGGTACGTCTTCATGAACGGCCGTCACATTGACATGATGACCATGATCACCATGCAATATCCACTGGGTATCACGCCTAACCTGCGCACCAACGTGGATTTTGTCTTTATTCTGCGCGAGAATATCCTAGGTAATCGTCGTAGGATTTACGAGAATTACGCGGGCATGTTTCCGACGTTTGATATGTTCTGTACGTTCATGGACCAGTGCACGGAAAACTTCGAGTGCCTGGTCATTTGCAACAACGTCAATTCCAACAAGCTCGAGGACCAAGTGTTTTGGTACAAGGCAGCCGATCACCCTCCATTCCGGTTATGCGACCAGTCTTTGTGGGCCGACAATCGTGAGTTTAAATCGGCTATACTAGCTGCGGACTCGTATACCGCCGGCTCCGTGAAAAAGCGCGGCGCCGAGCAGTCCGTCTGGGTCCGGAAAGAAGGCGCCTCCGACCGGTCCTAGCCCTCCTTCCCTGTCCTCCTTGCCCAGCGGGCCCACCGGGTGCAGCAGCGGGCGGTACCCCGTAGATTGAATCGTCATTTGTTCGCGGTTCATACGGCTTTACAGGGCTGGCCATGGCGGCAAGTAGTGCTGGGTCATCTGCAGAAATGGGTTCAACATCAATATCGCCTTCAAGACCAGAAAACACAGACATTTGACCTATAAACGCAGTCTGAACAGGTGCGCCCATGTACTTTTCCCACTTTGGAACAGATTGTGGAGGTCCGGGTTCCGGAAATAAATTACGGTTGACGCCTTCACCTGCTGCAGCAGCACTTCTGGGCACCGGTCCAGGAGAAGGCGGCACCGGAAGTTGTAAAGCATCCGGACGATGAACGGTAGGTGGTTGTGACTGTGGCTCACCCGCTGCACTGCGCGGCGGCGTACTAGTTGCTGATGCCATTGTATATAGTATCTACTTATTTCTGATATACGCAAACCGATACCCTTCTTGATTCCGTTTTATGAACTGTACGGAAAATAGAGCCATTTCCATTCCGTCAACTGGAAAGACCGATAAGTAACGAGAATTCACCAAACCAAGGTATAACTCAACCTGTTTAAGATCTTCGACTGAAGGCTCATTCATACTCGTAATATTTACCATCCTGTTATTTTCTGCTGCAATTTCTGCTGCAGTATAATTTCTTGTCGTACTATACAATTTAACCTCGTTAGCACTACTTGTTAATATTTCAAGGTACTTTTCTGCTTTATCACGATAAACCTCGTATCTATCCGGATACCTTTCCTTCAAGAATAGAAGATATGGATTCATGCGAATCAGCCACGTCCCTTCCCTCGAGAACACCATCAACCCGCCAACTTGCATATCACAGTCTTTATGAAACAATATCTGAATATCCGGTTGAGACGGAAATCCTCTTGCAACGTTATATTCGGCATGGCACACAAGTGGATGCGTATGAAAGTGGAAACGTGTAAAAGAGTTCCTTGCAGGGTCTTGGAAAAAAATCCCAACCGGTGCACTATTATGGTATTTCACTTGGTCACGGAAGGTATACGAACCACCGTGAACATCATTATGCTCTTCAATATCGAACCCCGGGGGGCAATTAGCGACAAACGAGTAATTCGCGGGCTCTTGAATGAGAACGCCCCTATCGTTTATATTGAGAAATCCCGTATGCTCTACACGCTTCTTAAGCAATGCATAATCTTTTTCTCGACCATTCAAGTACAAACTAGCATTATCGGCGTTGAAATAATCGTCTGTATACCCATCGGTATATTCCTTGATTAATGTTGACCAATAACCACTTATGAACTTAAAAGGAACAGGTGCTCCTCCTAACGGAACGCTCTGCCTGCTATTAACGTAGCTTCGATGTAATTGTGCTTCGACCACTCCGCAGATAAGGTTTGGAAAGAAAAATCCCGCCTCTCGATAGAGGGTTATAAGACGACTGATTTCTTTCGGATCAGCTCCTTGAGTTTGGACTCCTAACCAGTATAAAACAGTCCGCGTTTCAGGAGTCTCGGTAATATCTCTTCCATCATCGTTGAGCTTGAAACGATTGTGAAATGTCAATAGATACCGCATAAGTTCTTTCGCTATACTTGGCCCGCGTACCGATCCGGCACCTGAATTTCTGATATCTAAAAATCTCTTGTACGCGTTCGACGTAGAAACACTGTAAATTTCATGAACAACGTAACCGTCTTTATGTCCGGAACGGATGAGTGCACCAACTAACGGAAATCCAATTCCATTGTCTCTACGAATTCCCAATATTTCTATAACAGTGTTGTAGCCCGGTTTCACTATGTTAAATGGCAGTCGCATGTCGGGATTTCGTTGATCTAAAAATGCTGGAAACGTAGGGTGAGTTTCACTTATAACGCGTATGCGCAAGTTGTCAAAGATTGTACTAAAATAGGGATCAATATTCATCAGTTCGTAAACTTGCACGCCCGCCGAAGCGCCTGCCCCTGCGCCCGCAGCTGCGTTCGACGACATTACCATTACTTTATCGGAGAGAGAAACAAATGGGGTTCGAAGATATCTTGATGTTATCAGTGGTGGAAGTGTTTGGAGATTTCAACCTCCGGTGGTATGCAGAGACCAATAAACCCCTCTATTTTGGAGGAGGTGTACTGGGCTATATTGCCGTTATCTACTTTTTGATCAAGAGCCTCCGATCAGACAACGTGCTGTACGTGAATGGAATGTGGGATGGTGTTTCAGCTATTATTGAAAGCCTTGCTGCATATATCGTACTAGGGGACAGGCTCGATAAGCCTTCGAATTATATCGGGTTGGGACTGGTCTGCGTCGGTATCATGTTAATGAAACACTAGTCGCGGATCACACCCTCCGTCGGGTGAACAGCCTTGGACGCATCCTCGAGAGCCTTGGCTGCCTCATTCTCCTTGCGGCGACGAGCATTCTCATCCTTCTGCTTCTTGATCGACGCCTCACGCTCCTCGGCAAAGAACATCTCCTTGTTCACCTCGTTCTCCTTGTACTTGCGCATCAGCTCGTTCAACTCCTGCTCGGCATACTCCACCTCCGGCATAAGATGCTCCGAAGGGTCCCACGGCAGCCACGCACCCACCTTGCCAATGTACAGGTTATCCTTCGGGTAGCGGCGCTGGAGAACCTTGGCAAAGAGCTGGGCCTCCTCGACTGTCGGGAAGGAACGGCGCACCTTGACACCCCGGACATTTGTGCGGAACTCCACCTTGTTATCGTACTTCTCCTGAAGCTCCTTCTCGTGGTTCAGGAGAAAGATCTGGTACTGCTCGTGCACATCCGTCTCCTTGACCTCGGCATTGCGAACCTTGACAAAGTCATTCGCATCGGCCATCAGGTCATCAATCTTCAGTGAGTACTTCTTGGACAGGAACGCCATGAGGTGCTCGAGTCCCTTGACCTTCCACTCGTAATCCATCCACTCGACAAAGCGCTCGAACATGTACTCGTTCTTCTGCTGAATCACCTTTTCCGGGCTCAAGAAGGAAACAATGCAATACTTTTGTGTCGGGATCTCCGGGTCCTCGTCAAGATAATCTACACGCTCTCCATCCTCTTCCTTGGGCAGTGTCTCGCGGGTCGGCATGTCTTGATTCTACAGGTCTTTTGAAAGTGCTTTTTTTTACGCCGGATAGACAAATGTATTCTCTTCTCACTTCATCGCTTTTGATGTTCGTGCTGACCCCCGGCGTCTTGATCCCTCCCCTGTTCGGAGTCATGTGGAGCGCACTCTTGCACGCTGTCGTGTTTTACGTGGTGTCGACCTATCTATCCGCCTATCTGCCTTGGTGGGCCTTGTGGGCAGTTGCGACTTACTGTATTTACCGTGGGGTTTCCTAAACTTTTAAATCTGGATTCCTCTGCTAAAAACGAAAAGTCCGTTTCGAGGGATACTTGACCTTACACCCAAGAACAAAATGAGCACGCCCGCAATCGTTCCTTCTGACAAGCTTGACATCAACCTCATCTCCATTGGCGACATTCGCGCAAACAAGGCAGGTGGTAAGACTGTTCCCCTCAAGTACAATGGACAGAACAATCTGCAGATTCGTGTCCCTCGCATCTTCTACCCGGCTGGTGTTGTCGTTCGTACCGACGAGACTGGCAAGTCAAGCTACTCGCTCCTCGCCTCGCTCAAGGGGTGCGACACCTATGCCAAGGATCGCAACATGGACGGATCAGAGATCGGCAACTTCTACAACTTTCTCCTCGACCTCCAGGAGAAGATCATTGCCGCAGCTGGTTCTAACAGCTCCAAGTGGTTTGGCAAGCAGCGCTCCGAGGCAGTCCTCCGGGAGACCTTCAAGCCGATCCTGAACCAGAGTGTGGAGAAGGTCAATGGCGAGTGGGTGCCCAATGGCAAGTACCCGCCTAGCCTCCGCATGAAGATCTCGGTTTGGGATGGCAAGGTGAGCATGAGCGTGTGTGATGCACGCGACATGGACATTGCCGTGACTCCCGAGAACATTGAGCAGGTCTTTGCCAAGCGCATCGAGGGGCGCATGGTCATCACGCCGAGCATCTACGTGACTGGCACTGGCTTTGGTGTCACGTGGCGCGTCACGCACGCCAAGGTGTTTGCCCCGAACAAGGTGACGGCTTCGCAGGCCTTCTCGGACATCCGGGAGCCGGACGCCGAGGATGACGAGCAGGAGGTCGAGGTGCCTACGGTTGAGGCGCCGTCTGCACCTCCGGTTGAGGTTGAGGTTCACCACCACGAGGCTCCGGCCCCGACGACGGCTTCGAAGAAGAAGCGCGCAGCTGTTGCAACCGCCTAAAGACGTCTGACACAGCAGGAGGTCTAGACACATTCAATGAATCATCAATAAACCAAATTTTTTCCTTGACTGGAAAGTCCAGAGGTACATGAACGTCTGCACAGTCAAACGGCTTCAAAGACTTCTTTTTGCATTTGGAGCATGCGTGCACAATGGGGAGTTCCACCAACATGTCCGGAGTCACGACTCGCGTCGAGGTTGACAAACACTGTTCCAAGAAACTCTTGGGATCTGTCCATCCTTCTGTGAGGAAACGCTCATAGGTGTGTTCAGCCATGAAGGACCAGATCGGATCGTCTACCGTCCATTTTTCTTCCTGCAACAGGGTGGCAAATGGGCTGTCATAATACCAGTGCAAGGCAACATCAGCGGCATTGTTCAGATTGTGTTCGGCTAGACCTACGCGGTCTAGGTCCCTGTCGTACAGCCAATACACGTTTGCATGAGTGTATCGGGGATCGCGTGCGCCCCGGTAGACTTTGCGGTCTCCCATGGTCCACAAATCCGACACGACATCGATATCGTGCTCTGTGGCATCACGGGACGTTTCGTA